CGATATCAAAAGTTGTTGATCCGTTTGTTTCTACGTTTGTGGTTGACGTAGCTCCCGTAACATTGTTCGTTGTGTCTATTGTTGCAGTGCCGTCCAGACCAACCGATGTCTTAACCGTCACAGTGTTATTGTTAGAATTAATTACGTTCGTATCACCAGCCTTAGTTACCGTCGTAGTTTGACCCGTCTGAGTCTCGCCCGTCTGAGTCTCGCCCGTCTGAGCGACATCATCCCCACCTAGCAAACTCTCAGATGCCGTTTGATCATCACCCTCCTTGAACGTGTCATCATCCCCACCTAACAAATTCTCAGCAGCTATCTCATTATTCACTGCTGCTGCCGCATCATTTTCTGCGCCAAGATCAACAACCGTCGCCCCTGTTTCCTTCACTGCATCTGCATTATCTTTCTGAACAGCATTGAAAAGTTTAATCAATTCGGTAGAATTGTCCGCTATATTTGTTGCATCCGCTGAAAAATTTGTGTTTTTATTTCTTATGATAAAAAGAGGATTAGAACCCGCTCTTCTTATAACTGAAATATCTGAACCTTCCTTACCTTCTTCAAAGTCCGCAATATCTTGAATATCTATCTCACCGCCCGTAGGAGAAGAACCAAATAATAAAGTTTCTCCCGGCCCTTGTTTGGCAATGTCTCCTGACTCAGAAACAAATAAAGTTTCTCCTGCCTTGTTTACAAAAGTCTTAAAATTCTTTTCGCTCTCCAAAAGCTCAGAGGCAGTCGTGTTGTTAAATCCCTCCGTTTGTAACTCATCAATGTCCGTAAAATCCGTGGGAAAAGGGCTGACAGGACCAGAAGGACTCTCAACAATACCAATCTTGTCATCCCCCGACGCAACCACATTGCTGACCGCGTTGTCATAAGTAGCAATGTTCTTCGCTGCGTTTGCTCCCGCAACCGCCGTGTCCACAGTTACCCCCGCTCCCGCACCTACAACCGCTCCCGTGATAAAGTTTCCAGTCGCGTCTTGAAAAATATTAAGCCTGTCATCTCCCGTAAGACCAAGAACACTATTCACCGCATTAGATACAAACGCCGATTCCGCTACCTCTTGAGCACCCTCGCCCAAAGCCTTGCCTATCTTACCCTTAATAGCCGCGTCCGTCGCACCCGTCGCAGAAACCTCAAGTATCGAACTCGCTAAAACCTCGTTGGCAAAAAACTTTAATGCCTCATCCTCACCTATAACCCTAGCAACACTCAAAAACTTCGGATTGTTCTGTAATTTGCCCTCATCATACAACGCCTGAATAGCACCATCCGCCTGCTGCTTTGCCGCAACCGCCGCTTCACCAGCGCCAAGAACACCAATCGTACCAAGGACTAACGGATTACGAGTCACTGCCATCGCAGCAAGATCAACCAACTCTTCCCCAAGCTCTTGACCAGTGCTTAAAATAACTCCTAACGTCGTTCCTTGAATCTCTAAATCTTGAGGCAATGTCCCCAAAATAGCAGAGGTGTTCTTCTCTGCTATCTCCCTTGGAGTAAGTATCCCAGCTTGAAGTTTGTCCCCTTGTGCACTAATAAACTCACCCACAGTGCCAAGAATACCCTGCTGATAGCTCACAAAATTCTTCGCCTTTGTAATTAAAGGATCGTCCAAAACTAAATTGTCACTCGTGTCAGCCCCACTCGCTAACGCATACTCAGACACAGAATAAGTATCGTCTAATAAAGCATTCTCTACCGCACGAAGAGTCTGATCTTTTATTATATCCGTACCCTGTAAACCCTGACCAATACCCGTCAACATACCAGGAATATAAACACCCGCAGCCAACCTAGCAGCATTCGTTAAATCGGCACCTACCGACTGTAATCTGGTTTGACCCTGAAACGCAGGATCACCAAATTTATCTGTAAGAGTAGCAATGTCTTGTGCAGACAGCCCCTCCGTACTTAACCCCGACTCATACGCAGCAATCTCAGCATCTGTAAAAGCACCCTGAAGATCCTCTCTAGTAACAATACCCTGTTGACCAGCAACCGTGTCTACATATTCCTTCAAATCTGCAAGCCTAGATGGAAGAACGTCACCAGACAAAAACGCATCACGCTCCGCAGTGTCCGCAGCTAAATCCTCCGCACTAAAATCTAACCGATCTTGTACCGTATCTATTAAACTCGGATCAGTAACAACCGTGCCATCACGAGAATTAATAATTACTCCGTCTGAGAATAACGTGTAAAAATCATCCCCAACCTTCGTACTACGACCCTGAGTCACATCCCTAGACCCACTAAGCAAATCCTCAGAACCCGTGGTAGGCACCGGAGGCAGTAAAAACGGTACATTAACGCTGTCAAAAACTAGATCCGGATTTATTGCACGCGCTAATGCAACCGACTCTTCTCCCACAATCCTGTCGCCATAATAATTGTCCCCAATGGCTGAAAGCGCGTCATAAATATTATTAATACCTTGGCTAAGATCTTTCGGAGGCAGTAATGCCAATACATCCGAATCTGTTAAATCTTGATTCGTTAATAAATTGTAAAGAGCAATCGTTTCATCTATCCCAATATCCTGCCCGAGCCGCCCAATACTGCCCGACCTTATCTTATTCGAAAGGTCTAAAAGCGCGTCATCCCGATCATCCACCGTAGTAGCCGCAGCAGGTAACGCACCAGGAATAAATGTCCCAGGACCACCAGTCGATACAACGCTTTCAATAGGAGCAGCAGGTAACGCACCAGGAACAAACGTCCCAGGACCACCAGCCGGAATAAACGTATCAGGCACAGAATCTATAGCATCCGTCGCTAACCGATTAATCTCTTCCGTCGTTAAAATAGGAGTGCCATCCAACGTCTCTGTCGTAACCACAGGTAAATCTAAATCCCCAGGTTGAGCCACATCCGTCGCAGCAGGCAAAGAACCAGGAGCAAACGTCCCAGGACCACCCAATGGAACCGTCGTACCCGTCGTAGGCGCTAACTCCGTAGTGTAAATATTCCCATTGTACTCAAACGTCTCATTCCCCGCAGCACGATTCTCCGCAAACGCCTCGTCAAACGTCTTCGCCGTAGCCTCCTCCGCAGCAGACGCATCAAAAACACCCGTCTCAGCATTAAAACCAATCGAAGGAACATCATACGACTTCCCCGTTAATAAATCATTTATAAAACCACTAAAAGTAATAGCCTCAACGTCCGTGCTACCACCCGCAGCCTCTACCTCACCCTCAAAATTCTCAGCAACATAATCAGATACATTACCCCCAAACGTCGGACCCTGACGATTATCCGCCGGATCAATCGAATAATCACGACCCAAAGTGTTGCCCGTCTTCGTCACAACATAATAATCACCACTCGCATCCTGCTTAATCGTCCCAGCTTCACCAGCCGTGTCTATCGGATCAAACCGATCATCACGCGAAGACGCACGCTGCTCACGCTGAAACTCCTCCTCACCCATGTCCGCGCGACGCTGCGCCTCCGCAATCTGATAAAGCGCGTCCTTCCTCCCCTCCTTGTCACTCGGTAAAACAAACGTCCCAGCAAGCATCTCTAACGTCCGGTCATTGTTACGCTTGAAATCTACAAAATCCTCCTTGGCAACGTTCTTCACATTCCCAAACGCATCCTCAACCCTAAAAGACGTCGTGTCCCCATCCTTGTTCTTGTTCTCACTTAAAACAACCGTCTCAGTAACAGGAGCAGCAGCCTCCCCAACAGTCGAAGCCAATAACGCATCCGCAGACGTAACACGACCATCATCATTCAAATCCATCGTCGCTACATCAACATCCCCTAAACCAACAGACGCCTCCAATATGTCACTCGCCGTAACCGACTCCCGCTGCAAAACCTGTAACGCATCCGCAGAACTAAAACGACCATCATCATTAATATCTAAAAAAGAAGAAATAGAAGGAGAACTTAAATCAATACCCGCAGGATTTATACCAACAGATAACTTCAATAAATCATCCGAACCTAAAGACCGAACATAATTAAGATCAGAATCAGGAAAATTAGGATCAGCCCCCCCAACTAAACCTACATAAGTATCCCCATCAACATAATACCGAGTCCCATTAGCTAACTCACGAATCTCCATCAATACCTCCTAAAGGTCCATGGCCCCATAACCACAATACAATAACCCCAAACGAAAATATACCCGCTATTTTTTCTCAACCTTGCCAGCCTTCCTGTTCCGACGAAAACTACGGTTCCTCCCCCTGTCCAAAATACCCAAATTACTAGAAGAATTATCCCTCGGATTACCATTCCGATGCGTCACATCCTTACCATCACCCTTCTTAACACGACCCTTCTTCAACATAACAGCACGAGCCGCGTTCCTCGCCGCCCGGTTCTTCTTCTGCTTAGGAGAGGAATGATAATTGTCATACTCGGACCTATAATTACGTGTTGCCATGGATGTTCTCCTTATGTTCTCAAATGAGATTATACACGAATGAATTTACAAAACCAACATTATAGGACAGTACACCGCACATACATCCCACAAAAAGGGGGTGATGGGGGTCAGTGTTTAGAAGAATATCAATAGGTATTCGGCGCAGTAACCCCTAACACATGGTCATAGTAAGAAGGATATTGTTCGCAAGACAAGTGCGCTGGGTATGCTAACTAGAGACCCCCCGGTACTCCTACAAACTCCAGAAATATTTTGGTTTCGACCCTTTGATTTTCTGGGCGACGGACGGGCTGTCGTGAACCAAGCCCCTTCAGGTCTTGGCCCTTCGGGCTTCCATCCCTGTCGCACCGCTCTCAGGGATTTTTCATCCCTGCCGCTCAGGCAAACCCTGAACAAACGAAGTACGTTTGATCCTTTTTGGAACGACGTATCAACCCTCACCTGACACCGTCGTGCGTGCGGTGGCGCGCGCGACGAGCTTTCAGGTGGGCTAGATTCGCCGTGTCGGATTCGGCTGCGCCTCACCTCCGCATCAAGGCAGAAGGAACCATCTGAATCGTCCGTCTTTGCGACAGTCACAGAGGGCACGAGCGTGTTGATTGAAGAAGTCGTGCCCGACTGCACTGTCACACGACGGACGATGCACACCCGACCACGCTCCCGCTTTTGTGGTCTAAACCATATGTATCAAATAGATTAGTTGTAGGGTTGGTGTGCATTCCCTTGCGCCAAGGACATATCAAACGACGTGGAATAGATTTCGGGACGACGGGAACGCCGTCGTCTGTTAACCGAAATCACGACGCGATAATCCCCTGCGAAACAACGCAACATCACGCAACGGTTAAGGTGCTCGACAACAGAGCCATACCGTCTCTGTTCTCTCGCGCTTTATTAGTGTTCCGTTGCCCTGTGACGTAGCATCGTTTCTTGCGCAAGCGTTGAAACAATTCGTCACCTCGGTAACGAATTGTGTCAAGGGATCATTAAGACACGTCGTCCACGTTTGATCTACTGAAGATGTATCAAAAGATACGAAGAAGTAACCATCAAATCGAAAGGAAACAAGATGGATATTCAACTAAGTGTTCAAGATATAGCTGACCAGGTTAAAGTCATCAACACAAGGCTAAAAGCCCTTGAGTATTACTTTACGTTCTTTAAGACAGAAATTACGGGAGAACGTCTAATATGCTCATTAGATCATCGGGGTCTAAAGGGGGATGATTGTCATTTTGAAAGTTGGAGGTTCAACTTCGACGGCGACTACAATGACCACGATTCAATCGGTCATATGTTCGTCGAGATCAACGACTTCATCAGCAACATGCCAACAGGAGACAATCTCAAGAAAAGGTCACTTGTCCGCAAGCTGGAGGAAGTTAAACTCATGACCGAAGATCTCGACATCAACGTAGACATCGTGAACCCCTTCATAACGATCATGAACGAACTTGCAACCAATGCGATCACACATCGTAAGTCAACGGAGACCGCAGCTTGATCGAACCAATCAACATGTTCCACACGCCTAGCGACTGGGATGAGTTGATGGATTGGGTGAACCGACACAATAAGAAGGATCGCCCACATCTACTCACCGCATCAGCCATGGGTTGGAACCTAGCATGTAAGGAGAATGAACATGCACATAGCATCCGTACTCAAGAGAAAACTAAAGGAGATACGAGTGAACCTTGATAATGCACGAGCAGCCCTTGAAGAAGTATCCGACGATCTGCTGCTCGAAGACTGCTGGTTAGAGTGCTATCACGACAATCATGCTGTTCTGCAAGAGGCGATCGACTATGATATTCTTGCTAAACTACACAACATCGATCAATCGCTCAAAGACTGGACAGGAGAAAAAATATGAGAGCAGAACGTACTGACTGGGGCAATGGCCACATGTGGACACTGTACGAAACGGTTGGCGGAGAACTTCTTCGCCAGCAATACATATACAGCGTACCGTTTTGCGAGGACACCTGTCGTTCCAAAAAGGACGCGACCAATCAGTTCCGACGCTACCTTGCGGAGCACAAACGCGAGATGCTGGAAACTATTTACCGCTACCGTCAGTACGGGCGGTAAAGATAAACAAACTGAAGGGGGCTTCGGCTCCCTTCTTCAACATGAAAGGAAAACAAATGCCTAATATAAAAGACAACATGCACACTTGGGATAACGATCAAATCCGCGACTACTACGACCAGAACCCTAACCTCACAATCCTAACATATGCAGGTATGTTGGGACTAACAGGAGGTGAACTCAAAGACATCCTCATGACGGACGGCAGCGCTGTCGATAAAGAAGAGGAAGCTACAGCAGAAGCAATGTTTCAAACCGAGGCCAGAACAACTCGGAACTATTGGTAAACTTAACGGGAGGGGGCTTCGGCTCCCTTCCTCAACACGAAAGGAGTAAACAAATGGATAACATGAAAGCAATCGATATCATCGAAGGACATTACGACGATCTTGAAGAACATGAGTACATCTCAGCATGGCAACACCTGATCGATAACGGTCTGGTGTGGTGGCAGTTACAGGGATCTTTTGGTCGAATGGCAGCTAGGTTGATAGCAGACGGAGTGTGTACAAAATAAGGAAGGGGGGCTTCGGCTCCCTTTTTTACTACTATCATAATTGAGTCCTCGTTCCTCGGACGCTTTATAATGTAAAAAGATAAAAACGCAGCGCGTGGGGCCGCAGGGCTTACGTGCTGCGAGCCAGCAAACGGGCCGCGTGGGGCCGCAGGGCCATGAACATAGAACAAACATCCCCGAAAATTTGCCCCTCAACACCGCCCATCCCATGCTGTTTGAGACACGGACCCTGATCACCGCTGAACAAATGTAGCTGCTTGGTCGTGAGGCTCTTAGCCAAGAAGTAACTTGCACCACCATTGGCAAAATAAGCCATATGCCACGCGATCTGATGAGGTGTTAAATTTAGCCCATTGTGTTTAGTTGTTTTCAATTCCAACCACAAAGGCACCCCGTCCAAAACCATGTGAACATCAGGAACACCGCCGCCATGTTTGTTCTCAATGCGTGTTGCAAAAGACTTTTTAGGTAGATTTTTTCTGATCGTGGTCCAAAAGTTCGCCTCCGGCCCCTTGCTCATTTGGTGTGATGTCCTTGTAACTGGCCTCAATCTCAAAGGCTTGCGGGTAAACTTTTCGCAGGTTATCCAACCTGGCGACGATTTGCTCTCTGGTCATCTGATCAACCGTGTTGATGTTTTCTCTTCGATCAATAGTCAAACCACCCAACGCTGATCGTATTTTCTCAGCATTGATTGCGGCTGAGAAGTGCCCAGCTTCCTCTGCACCTAGCGAAAGTTTTTGTAAACGTTCAAGCTGACCGATAGTTGTGACGCCATAACGCCGCTCTCGTTCCTCTCTTAACTCTTCAATATACTCCACCACATGCGGATAATCTTTTCCATTCAACAGCACGGATGCTCGCTCGTTAGCTAGGTCAGGGGTGAACCCAGCTTGACGAGCCGCCTCTGCATTGCTGTAGATGCCCTCGACGATCAGCCGGGCAAAAGTCATTTGCCGCGTTGTCAGTTTTCTTTTATGTTTTCTCTCTATTTCTCTCTTTGCCACTGAACACACCTCGCATAAAACAAGTGTATTCTAAGCGTGTTCAAAGCGTGTGTAAATATAGTCATTTTTACCCCCTATACACGTTTAAGGCGAAAACCAAAACCCGGATCAGAGCATTACGTGTAAAGTCAATAGACTGAACACACCTGAAACGTGTTCGAATACGCTCTGAACACGGTAGAACATCGACCCTCAACCCCTTGTATATAAACAACAATCAGAGTTTGAACACGCTGAACACGCTCAAGAGACGTTTTTCAAAAAAAAAAAAACGGAAGGGGGGGGGGTAAATAGCGTATTAAGAGAAGTTTTTTTATATTTTTTATCAAAACAACTTGACAAAGATTTGCCCGTGTGATTTAAGAATTTTACACAAACAAACAGAAAGGAAGTAACAATGAGAAAAGAAACACACAATATCGCAACAGCGTTTAGCCGTGGTCTATCTGCCAGAGGTGCACGGACCGAGACTGATGGGACGCATGTTTGGTTGCATGGTAATTTGATTGCGTGGCGCAAGCCTGGTGGGACTATTTGTTTTACTTTGGCTGGTTGGCCTACGGTTACGACTCGTGAGCGTTTGAATGGTTTATTGATTATTCTTGGTTATGGGGCTGAGTTTGGTGTTTACCAGCGCAAGGGTCGCCAGTGGCTTTGCCGTGTTGGTATGGATGACGTTGAAATTGGTGATGATGAGGTTTTCACTACGGATTGTTTGAACATGTATCGTCGGGAGGTTGCGTGATGGCACATTTTACGGTGTTTAGGAAGAGTGGTACGTGGCGCATTCAGCAGGGTATGGGGGGTTTGAATGCGTTTGGTGAAAGCTTGGCGATATCAACTCGGCACAGGACCAATCTCTTCTCCT